GAGACAGGGCTTCATCGACGCCGAGACTAAAATCGGCGAGCGGATGTCGAAGTATAATCAGCTAGAGGGTCAGAACGCTGTTGACGGTCGCCAGTCAGCTATCGACGACGTATCTAGTATCAGACTCGCAGCGATCAAGAATGCGAAGAATCAGATGGAGCGGAAGCTCCTCGATGATATTTTATCTAGACGGGTCGCTTATACAATAACTGATATTAATACAAGATCGGGTGCGCAGGCAAAAGCCGCTCACGATAAATCACTGGACTCGACGATTGAGCTGAATCAGACTGGTTCTGGCTCTGATGAGAACCCTGCCTCGTTCGCGACGAGGATTGCCAGTCTTGCAACTGATATGGCGGCGAAAGGAAAGGATAAAGGATGGGAACAGAGTACGATTGATAACGAGACTATGAAGGTACAGGATAATGCCTGGAAGGAGCACATCAGGAACCTGGCATGGAAAAATGCTTTTAATGCTGACACGATCTTCAAGGCTAATAAGGATCAGATTAAGAATGATAGTGTGCGGAATGAGATCGAGGGAATCATTCGACAGGCGATGCTGACGAACGGTGCGCCACAGGATGCGAGTTCGATCAGGTCTGGCCTTGCACCAAAGCACGCGAACTTCGCAAAGCCTGATGAAATATGGGGAAATCCTGGGACACCGGGACACCCAAATCCTACGTTCGAGAAAGAGCACCTGACTGATGTCACAGTACAGGGTCGCACGACCAAGGTCAATAAGCTGGCGGCGAAGGACATTCAGGAGTTTCTGGACGAACTCGATAGCAGGGGATATAAGTTTAAGGCACTGGGCGGTTACAGCCTTCGAGACAAGATCAATCGGAGGGGGGATCTGAGTCAGCACGCATTCGGTAATGCTATTGACATCAATGAGGATCAGAACGAATACGGACAGAGTGGAAATGATCTGCCGCCTGATATTAGAGAGATAGCAGCGCGGCACCATATGCATTGGGGCGGGGACTGGTCTGGAACGAAGGACCCAATGCACTTTGAATGGGGAGGATTGAATGATCCGATCACTGGACAGTCACCGGCGAGCGTACAGAGGAACTCTCTTGATCAGGCTTCGGTGGTTGCTGAGAAGAGGATTCCGCAGAAGATCAACTCACAGACTGGAGAGGATGAAAACGCTGGCTATCGCGAGCAGTATCGGGAGTCAATTGTTCGACACCTGAATAGTGGGTTCAGCACCGATCGAAAGATGCAGCGGGCTGATACAGAAGATAAACAGAGAAGTGTTGAGCAGGAGATGAAAGACAAGGGGGTTACTGATCCGAGCAAGCTGTCCGCGCCGACCTATCAAGTGTATCAAGGGATGGACGTTAAGCAGCAGATGCAAATCCGGGACCTGATGCAAAAGTATGAGAAGTCTAAAGGCGTACAATGGTCCCAGGAGAATGATGACCGATATCACGAGATACATGGAATGATGCAGCGGGACTCGACAAGGGCCGAGGCGTTGGCGATTGACCTGAGTAAGGAAGAACTGACACACGAGCAGATGAATAAGATACTGGATGAGCGGGCCAAGTGGCAAGGTCGGATGGAAACGACGATGGACAGGGGGCTATCCTCAGATGTCTCGAATGCGCTCGTCAGGAACAAGCTGAACGCAGTCGGTGGGATCTCAAACAGTACGACCGATCCAGCGGCCTCTCGCAGATATAGCAGGTGGCTTGGTATCTTTGAGCAAATGCGAAAAGAGAAGGTGGCTGAGGTTGGTGGGAGGAAGCTGACTGATGATGAGCTTGGCAAGATCGTGGATCAGTCACTGTCACAGAAGGAAGGGACGCTGTTTGGATGGGGACCGAGGGCCTATCAGAATTATAGTAAGGACCCGATTAAACTGAGCGAGACCGATCCAGATGGGGATTATAGAAAGCTTGGAATTGGTCAGAGGTATTATGGGAAAGATGGTATACTGAGGCGGCGCGATCCAATGCCTGGGGAGAAGGTAAAGAGTGACTAGTCTTTGGGAACAGGGTACACCCGTAGAGCAGCCCCCTAAGCCGCCGCAACCGATCTTGCAGAACGGGGTCCAGCCCCTATGGATGCAGGGAACGGTTATTGAGCCTGGTGCCGCACCAACCGCTGCCGGGGACCCAGCTGCTACCGCTGTCGGTGCAGTTGGTCAGTTCAAGCCAGCAGAAGCCGCCAGTGCGATCGACCTCTCCAATAAGACAGGGACACCAGCTGAGCTTCTCGTTGGCGATAACGAGGGGGCGCTTAACCAATACAACTCGCAGCAGGCGGGACAGGCCGCAAAAGATAAGACTAACGCCAGTTATATCGCCAGTCATAACTTTGCGGCGGCGGTCTCACAGAATGATTGGAGCGCGCTGAACTACTTTAAGCAGTGGATGGGCACTTCGGGGACTGGTCAGGACGATTACTTCTCTGACAACGCGATTAGGAATGGAGGGGACTATTGGGCCAGTCACGTCGCTGGTTCGATGGGCGAGGCTTTTGATAGTAAGGGGATGGCTAAGGAGTGGGCGGAAGAGAACGATAAAATTGATAAGAATATATCGAACCCTTACGCTCGGATGTTGGCGAGGGCTGAAGTCTCGTTGATGATGCTTGGCTCAAGGGCGATTGCTGGCGGGCTCTTAGCTACTGCAACTGGTGTGTCGGAGGCGTATCGAGGCGTTCAACCGCTGGACCCACTGACAACTGGTTTGTGGGGATTAGCCCCTGATGCAAAAATGCCAGCCTGGATGGGCGGCGGGACAGCTTTCCCCAATCTGTCCCCTGACGCCGCGGTTGCGCGATTGAATGCTGACACGATTGCAATGCTGCAGGTGTCGCTGCCTGAGATAGTGCCGGAGGCCATTGCCAGATTAGCGCTGAGCAAATACTTTACCTATCATGGTGGCTATTCCAGGTTTATTGATTATCCAGGAACTAAGGAAGGGATCACAGACTTCCTCGATCTCGCAGATGCTATACGGGATGGCAAGGCTACGAGGGCCGAGATTGATGAGTTCCTGAAACAGGGCCGAAGGACTCAGCATTGGCAGGGCGGTACGCCTGAACGAACACCCGATGTTCTCGCATTGCCCCCGCCAGCTGGTATGGGTATCAGCAAGATAGAGGATACGTTCAAGGCTCGAGAGGTCGAGGACCACACCTCGGTCATGGATAAAGCGGTGGCCGCTGCCGATGCGACTGAGACGAAGCAGCTCTCGCCGGAAATGATCGGAAACTATGTAAAGTCAAGTCCAAGGGGTGAGGAGATAATTCAGCTTACCCCCGAAATCGTCCGGTCTATGTACCCGAATGACGAGGTGCCTCACGCGGGCGACGGTAAGCTTGGATGGATACCGGATCTTGCGCGGCAGATGGCTGACAATAAAGGCCACCCCATAGACGTTAGCGTTGTAGACTATATTAAGAATGTGAACGAGGCTCTTCATACAAAGCTGCGTGAGGGGATAATCTACGGGGACCACGGGATCACGCTGGAAGAAGCTAAACTGCTTAATAAAAACAAGCCGGAGGACTATGGCCAGCCCTCACAGATGGGGCAGGATTTCGTTAATTACCTGGCAACACAGCATCCAGCTGCCTTCTTTGGTGTGCACGACAGGGACGTAATTGCTGACGAGACCCAGCCGATGGGTGCGCCCCACACTTTCAGTGTGACGACACCTGAGGGGCCAGTGACAACTGTCGAGGTTATGCACGATGCTCACGGAAAGCAGGCTGGGTTTGTTGGCCCTGATGGTATCGTCCATGAGTTTCCACCGGAGGCAAGGGAGCTGCCACCGGAGCAGGCGCTGGCCGCGGTAACAGGACGCGAGGTAGTCCCGTTCCACGAAGGGCCTGGAGAGATGATTGATACTGGTATGTGGCCAGCGATGCATATCATTAAGGCCAAGCCCTCGGCCAATGTCGCCAGAATGGGGCGGATGCTTTCCAGTTCGCTTTATGGATCGCAGGAGCAGGCGTCGACTATAACTGTTAAGGAGGTTCTGCAGAACTCATTCGATGCCGTCAAGGACGCGATGAAGTCCCTTGGAGAGAAGGAAGGCGCGATTACTATCAATATGGACCCGCTGACCCGCGCGATAGAGATACACGATAACGGAATAGGAATGCCGCCGGAGATCCTGGCAACGAAGTTCTTTGAGCTGGCGGGGACGCATAAGGAGTCGGGGCAGAGTTCAGGCGGCCTTGGTATCGCGAAGATGGTCACGCTGTATGCGAATGACGATCTCCACGTTATCACGATGAACAAGGGGAAGGTAAGTGAGGTCAGGGGGCGCGGGCCGGACCTTTTCGCTGCGTTGCAGGACCCGTCACTTTCACCTGATATCTCGGTGCGTGATCCGACTGTGGAAGATAAGGCTATGTTCCCAGAGGGACACGGCACCCGGATCTCAATCAAGATACCTGAGACGTATGAGAATCCTGCGAGTGGTGAAACCCTCGAGATACCGTTTAATCAGTGGCTGTGGCAACATCCATCGCTCGAGCGGTCCCCACTCTTTCATCCAGTCACTGTTAAGTTTAATGGGGAAACACTGAATATTGGAAAGAACTTTCCGGTTGATAAATTCACTCCTATGTATAATGCGGTCTTTGAGTGGGGAAAGGTACGGATCTATGTAAGTAAGGGAGGTGCATTAGCAGGGGATGGCTACGAGAACGTACACGTCCTCTCGAATGGTATTTATCAGTTTGACATGCAGCTCAAGGTCGGGGACAAGACTATTGATAAGACTTTCTATATTGATGTAGCTCCAAAGGTTAAGCCAGAGGAGGTTGGTTATCCGTTCGAGCTGAATAGGCAGGGGTTCAAGCCAACTGCGGCGAAGTCATTCGGGCAGGTCGCGGAGTATATTCGGCAGGTATTTGCACAGCAGGATCTGGCATCGTCGGTTCAGAACTTTGGTACATTCTCGTACTACAGCAAGGTCGGCGACTTAGTAAGGGTGTCACCACCTGAGACACACGTTCCAGAGAAGCCACTGTCGGCGACGCCACTGAACCAGATCAGTCCTACGGATGTGATCGAGGTTAAGAATGGAAGGCTGCTGATCAACAATAGAGATATACCGGAATTGTCAGCTGATCAGATGGAGAAGCCAGTATTGAAGCTGGATGAGCTGACAATAGATCAGAAGAAGATTGATCCTAGCAAGCCAATACTGCATGATAACATCGAGATACAGGAGCAGCCGAGCAGGAAGTCGTTGCAGCAACTGCTTGATAAGTTGAGGCAGGAACTGTTCGAGCACAGAATGGATTTGGGAGAGCCTGGTTATGATGCTCAGTATGAGAAGGAGCTACAGAAGGCTGTCCAAGACCTTAAAGATAGAATAGCTGATTTGGACAAGGCGACCTCTGCTGCTGTTCTCAAGGGAGAAAGCACCAAGGATAAGTTTGTTTCACTGGTCGATGCGGGGCGCGTTCAATTCGGTGGCCGCTTTGACAAGTATCTGTCTGAGGTTGGGCACCGCTTCATTGCGCTGCGCGATGCAGTTGCAGATGTAATGCCCGACTTTGCTAAGGGGACGAGTAAGGATTCAGTCCATCTAAAGGATAATGCTATCGGGGTCAGCTTCGATGCTGAATACCGCGGGGTCAGTATCCGTATCCCGTTTACTGGTATGTTTATCAATCCAGCCGGGACGGTTTACAAGGACCCACTGAAAGCCGCGACTGGTATCGTCGGGACTATGATCCACGAGATTGCTCACCACACAGTAAGGAACCATAACGCTGAGTTCCCTGCAATGATGCAGGATATCCAGATGAACCTGGATGCTCTTGAGGCTCATATACTTGGTGAGTTGGATGATGCTACGATTAAAGGGGGCCGGTTCAGCCTGACCGAGTTCAAGCGGCAGATGTATCTCCTGCAAGAGGAATATCAAGATGTCCACGCATGGCTCTGGGATACCTTCAAGCGTCCGGAATCGGAAGTTAGGAATCGTGGCCAACGCCTCAAAAGCGCTGGCTCCTACGAAGGACGAGATGTTGGCGCTGATGGAGACGTACAAGGGCCTGGGATCGCCGCACTGGGACCCGCTTATCAACGAGTTGAAGGCCCAACCGGACCTGGCGAGCTTCCTCCAGAGCAACGGCATGTCGCGACCACAGGCCCCGGGCCAATCACAACTGCGGCAGGGGCTAACGCAGCAACAGCAACTAGACGAGCCATAAAGGCAGAGAAGAAAGCACTGTGGTTGCATCAGGCTTTTGATAGCGAAACGGCCGCTGCTATCAATATGACCAAGGCCGACTTTGCACGGTACTCGAAGGACATTGAGAACCAGTACGCGATCACGAATGAAAAGGCACTGGCAGCGGCCGTTAAGGAGCAGAAGCGCCGATCGACACTTCGGTGGAAAACGGAAGAGCGGGAGGTACGGGAGCAGGTTAACACTGACTTCAGGTACGACCTGCGGTTCGTCGCAGAGAATTACTTTAAGCGAGGGATCTCCCCGAACAGTATACTGGAGAAGGGGACCAAGCTGACAGATGCGAATAAGGATGAACTGGCACAGGCGCTTGGCTATCAGTCCGGCGATCAGATGAAGAACATGATGGCGGAGACTGATAGATCACGGGCGCAGCTGAAGATGTCCCCCGCCGCTTACTACGATCATATGGTAGAGATGGAAGTCAATAACAGGATGGAGGCTAAGCACGGGAAGCTTGGCGAGCATGTTCTCGAGGACGCACGGGCCGCAGCCATCAACGTCAACCAGCTGAAGATACTGAATGATGAGAGGAACTTCCTCGCAGCGCATGTGAAGAAGGCTATCATATCAAGGGAGGCCGCTGAGGATGCGGCCGACGAGTTCTTCGGAAAGCAGCTAGCTAAGACAGCGGTGAGGCATGAGCGGGAAGTTGCGACTACTGGCCGGAACGGACTCAGGGCTGAGCGCGCCCTACACAAGAAGAAGTATGACGAGGCATTGATCCACAAGAACAACCAGCTGTTCTCGGCACTGCTGGCGATAAGGTCAAGGAAGTTTGCGAAGGAGGTTGCCAACCTCTATAAGATTGTCAATAGGTTCAGGAAGAATGATGCAGTCTCCGGTGTCGCGCAGGAGTATACCAATCAGGTACAAGGGCTTCTGCACAGGTTAGGCTTTGTTACCTCTCGGGTGCCCGCCGATCTGCCAACGGCACAGGAACTGACGGACTTTATCAGGAAGAAGAATGCAGAAGGCAGAATGATACCGGAGCTGAACCTGCCGAACAAGCCGTTTAAGGAGTTCACTGTTGATGATATTAGGGAGCTGAAGGGAACGCTGGATGGACTGGTCCACGCCGGAAAGGCGGAGAAGGCGATTCAGATCAGAGATCGAATTGAGAAGTATGAAGAACTGGTAGCGCAGGCGTTGAAGAACCTGGATGAATTGGAGAAGGGAGGATTCGATCCGAGGAAGAAGGATATGCGGGAGCGGATCGCTAAGAAGATGAGGGAGCTGGATGCGATATTCCTGAAGCTGGAGCGGCAGGTTGACTGGCTCGATCATGGGGAAGTTAACGGCCCGCTCAACAGGGGATTCTTCCGGGGGCTGAAAGAAGGTGAGAACTGGAAAACGGATAAGCTGAGAGACGTTGGTAAGGACCTGCGGAAACTCAACAAGGATATGGGCAGGGCGTGGCGAAAGGCACTGAAAGATAAAACGGACAACAGGTGGCTAGAGGACTTGGATAACCCTGGTAAGATGTTAGACCTGCAACGAAAGCAGATGCTGGTGATCGCGCTTAACATGGGCTCGAAGAGTAATCAAGCGGTTCTGCTCGGAGGATATCATTGGGAATACAGGGACGTGATGGCGTACCTGAATCAGAACATGCTGCCGAAGGATTGGGAGTTTGTTGATAGGATTTGGAAACTGTTTAAGGATCACTTGCAGCAGGATATTAGAGATGTGACGGAGCGGATCTCTGGGGTCCCGGCCCCACTGGTTGAGCCCGCTGTTCTGCATACCAAGTTTGGGCCTAAGACTGGCGACTATTATCCACTGATTGCGGACCCGCTTAAGAGGCTGGAGAGGCAGAAGGAGCGGATCGACATTGATCCAGCTGAACAGCTTTATACCGTACTGCCTAATCCGCGCGCTACTAAGATCAGGACCGGCGCGATGTACCCGCTGGATCTTAGCTTGGATAACCTAGCGTCGCGGATCATTGAGACTGTACATAACCTTGGCCTGCGGGAGGCGATGATCGCAGCGAGGAAGGTGACAGGGGATGGGCTGATTAGAAAGGGAATAAGCAGGTCGCTGGGGCCGGAGTACCTTCATGAGTGGGATAAGGCACTGGATGATATCGCCGCCGACGGAGTGCGGGAGACATCGGTTCCAGCTATAATTAATCAGGGGGCACTGTTTATCAGGCGTGGGATCATTGGGACACTGCTCGGGTTCGACATAGGTACTGCCGTGATCCACGGGACTTCCGCATTCGCTAACTCAGTCTTTGAACTTGGTCCAGGTCGATTTGTCGCCGCCGCCTACGAACTAATGTTCAAGACCCCCGACGCATATAAGAGCTTCGCAAAGCAGGCGTTTACTGAGAGCGGGGATATGCGGAACAGGCAGCACGACTTCGACGTGGACCTTCGTCGTGCAATCGACAAGGTTCTCAGTGCAGGTAAACTGAGTCGGATACAGCTGGCCCACCTCCAGTTTTCAACCGGACTGATCCGCTGGTTAGATTGGCTCACCGCAATCGTGGTCTACCACGGAGCGAAGAACAGGGCTATGACTGAGATGGGGATGAGTGAGAAGGACGCGATCTATTACGCTGGTAAGATAATGCGGAATGCTCACGGGTCCAATGGGCTGGTTGATCTTTCGCCGGTCCAGCGGATGGGTGGTATCCCTGCAGTCTTTACAATGTTTTACGGATACTTCAATCACAACCTTAATCAGACGCGGGACGTGGTAAGGACTGCTGAAGGGAAGGGGAGACACAACGAGAATAAGACAGCTGGAGAGAAGTTCTTCTATGTCCTGGGAGCCACGTTCGCTTACATAACTGTCGGCGCAATCATCCACACACTGGTTCGTCATGCCTCCTCGAAGGTCTGGTCCTTTGTAGATGGCGAGCCCGATGATGATGAAACGCCCCTATGGCAACAGATAGCACTGGCGCATGTGGGGCAGCTGGCATCTATGTATCCAGTGGTCAGTTCCGCTCAACAACTGATCTGGGGCCACAACCCCAGCCCCACACCATTGCAAGAACCATTCACGAATGCGTACAAGCTTAGTCAAGATGCCAGCAAGTGGTTTGAGGATCGGCCGGTCTCGAAGAAGTGGCTCGAGAATTTAATGACGATGCCAGGCTATATGGGCGCGCCAATAACTAAGCAGGAAGCAAAGGCCACGCAATTTCTGTGGGACTACTTGAGCGGGGTGCAACAGGCTGATACCGTTCCACAGTTTATCCGTGGCGTTCTAGGTGGAGAGTCACAGCCGCGTCCAAGGAGGCACCGTTGATCCTTGCACTTATTCTGTTGCACCTGCTTGACGGTGCGCAGGTCTGGATACAGTCTGAGCAAATCACGCTCATAAGAGAGCCAACGGACCAGTGTCAAGAGACGCATGGAGCTGTCGTTCGCGTAGGGAGCCAATCTCTGTGCGTACTGGAGAGCCCAGCAGACATCTTGGCGAAGCTAGAAGCGATCCACGAACCGGCCCCTGAAGGCCACACCTCTAACTATCCATACCCCTCGAGTCCGTTCCCTTGGTACAACGGCCTGACATATAATTCCAGCCGCTCGCACCGGGGTATCAGGAGGGTCATAACTAAGCAGTAGCTGACTCACACTAATATTATCAGGAAAGAATCCACAGATAGCGACGGTGTTCCTCTGGATCAGCGGGATCACCTCTGCTGCTTCAACCCGCAACCGTGGCAGGCCTGGTTCCACTTCGACCACAACGCAGCCGGTGAGGGACAGGATTGATAAGATCGCCAGCGCCTTCATTGTCGCCTCCTAGTGTTTAAGTTTAACTCCGGCAGTGTACCAAGTCCTTCCCCCATCGTAGTGCTTAATCAGATCGTGAGAGGCAACCATGACCTCGATAACTTTTGGTATCGAATAGCTGGGGACCTTCTTCTGAAGGAACTTGTAAAGAAGGTGCTCCCCGACCATCTTGTTCTCTGAATGCTTCGCAGTCATCATTACGAAATAATGCAGGTCCTCCATCGCGCGGGCGTCTCCCACTACTCCAGCCGTCGCGAAAATATCTGGCATATTATCTTCAACCTCGAAGAGCCATTTGAAAGCGAGTTCTACATGTCCCGCTCTGATCCTTCCCTCATTGCTCTCTGCGATTGAGGCTATCATGGAGAGCTTCAGTATATGTGCGAGCCGCCTGCTGTTGTAATGGGTCAGCTTGTTGTGCTCGGGTATTGGCTTGCGACCATTCTCGTTCCAGACCTCTATCATTGTCTGAGCATCCAGGTCCCATTCCATCTCGCCGTACATCTTGCGCGCCTCCCTAGCATCTTGTACCAGCATATCCCTTATTCTCTCTTGATGTACCGAGTCCGTTGCCTTTCCAAAAACTGTTCCCTTTGTCTCTTCTCCATGGAATACGAATATAGTTCTAGATGTAAAGCCCTGATCCCATGCGCAATCTGGTAGAGTCGTATTAATGAATGCTGGAGTCGTGCCAGCAATGATCGCGAGGGATGGCGCATCAATACGAGTGTGCTCTTTCTTTCCGGTCCTGCGTCGTTCTTCATACAGCTCTCCATCGTACAGTTTGTTGAGAGTGTTAATGAACTGCGTCTCGTAGGCTGTCATAAAGATACCAAGCTCAGACGAAAGCACGAACAGGGAGTTAAACTTTATATCCAGCTTGACTGGATAGATCTCTGTGAACGAAACGTCGCTGGCAGCGAGGGTGTCGATGAGGCTCGCCGTTGTTACCGAGGACGGCGCAACGTGGAGCTTCTCGATCTTTCGCAGTAGGGTTTCAGCCTTGGTTAACACTACCGACTTGCCAACTCCGGGAGGACCAGTCAGAACGATGTAACAGTTCGGGTACAGGTTGGAGCCCTTCGTAAAGGACCACACCCTGCGCTCGACCACCCCAGATAAGACTCCAATAGCAGTCCACCGTCGAAAGATTTCTGGCGACGAACCAGCGCCAGTGTACTCAAGAAAGGAGTCTATCCAGTTGTGACAAAGCCTTGGGATAGCATTGGCGTTCCCGTTTATCACTGCTCTTGTACTTCCTTAAGCCGTCGGGATTATCGTCTGACTCAACCGCCCAATTCCATCCCACCTTTATTTCTGATGGTATCAAGAACATTCGATCATACTGCAGTTGTATCGGGACCTTGATTGCCTCTTGCACTTTAGGCAGCACGATATCTTCTTTATCTTCTGGATACTGAATGAGAATGGCATCGTGGATTTGCAGTAGCAGCTGGCATATTCCCTCTCTCCACACTTGGAGCATTCCAGTGTTAAGTATATCACCGACTGAGCTTTGGGGGTCATAAGCTATAGCCTCTCGTAGAGTAGCATCATCATCGCGCCTGCCAAAAAAGTAACGACGCCTGCCAAAAAGGCTATCCAGCCTCCCATACTGCTGGAGCTGGGAGGCGACGTAAGCGTGCCACCGTTGATGTGGAAAGGCCGCAAAGTATTTGCCCTGGAACTTGGTGATCTCTCTGGTGTCGAGGTGAGTGTGCTTGGACATGGTGTGAGGCTTACCGTCATAGTTGGTTCCATGCCCGAGGACTTTTGCCATATGTCTATATGAATGCTGTCGGTAGAATGGCTGTTCAGCCAACGCTCTATCTTCTTTAATGTTTCCGAGCCAAGGTAAATCCGTCCACGCCAATCTGCACACAGTTGTATGTAGGTCACCTGACTCGCAGGCGTCGAGGTACTTTCCGTCATGAAACAGGTTCCATTCAATCGCACCGACCAGTCTGCTTTCGGCTTGTTCCAAGTCTACGTATGCGAACTTGTATCCTGGGTCTGCGACAAATACTCGTCTAAGACGTTCTTCAATGTTCTGGAGATTCGTTCCAGTTCCGAAATCACTAAGAGAACTACTGAACCGGCCAGTCGTAGTTCCAGCGATATTGTAAGAGGTTCGCATTCTGCCATCCGGGTCAATGCCGGTTCGCAGGACTCCAATTTTCTTATGCAGGTCTCTAAGTCCGAGGATATGGCTGACAATAGGCTGGGCGTAGAAATGATTTGTGAGCTGCTCAAGGGCATCACGGTTGACTGTGGGCTCATAAAAGCCCTTGGCATTCCTCTTTTTGATAGTAGGGAGCCTGAGCACCTCATACATAAGTCTCTTGAGCTGTAATGGTGAGCGGTAGTTCCAGGAATACTCAACCCCAAGTCCATCATGCACGATGGACATAAGATTATCGTGTAGTATTCTGACATCTTTTTCCCACTCCATTATCATTCGATCGCGCTGCTCTTGATCGACAAGTATCCCGCGCAGCTTCATCTCGAGGACCGGGGCCTGTAGGGCCTTCTCGAACTCATACGTCGCGCGGGTCTGGTTGTTGAGCTGCGGCTTGATAACGTCGCGAACCTCTGACGTGACGCAGCAATCGAGCCCGTTATAGATCCATAACTTCTCAGTCTCTGACACGGGCATCGTCAGAGCTGTAAGCTGGTCAGTCCTGATCGCTTTCATGTTTCGATAACTCGCTCTCCTTGGTATCGGATGACTTGTTCTGTTCGATCGGTCTTAAGGTATCGTAAGTGGATTGGCTTTCCCATTCTAGCGGCCCGAGCGATCCCCCAGACCATACCACCTGTGATCCCGAGGTCCATGTACACGGCGACCAGATCTGCAACCTCGAGCCATCCCACCGCAGCGTCAATACCTCGCTGCCGCT